CATTTAAATTTAAATTTAAAGATACTTTAGATAGTATTGTACACGAAACTGTTGGAAAATTTGATAGTTGTAATTTAAAGACTAACAGATCAGAACCAACTGAATACGAATAAACTTAAATAAATACAGATATGACCGATAAACTAGATAACATTTTAAATCTTATAAAAGAATACATAGATGAAAAACAGGAAAATAAAACCTGGGAGCCTGGCAAGGACTTTGTCAATTATGCAGGCCCTTTATTTGATAGTGACGAGTATGTATCAGCCGCAGAGACATTATTAGATGGTTGGTTAGTAATGGGCGATAAAAGTTTAAAGTTTGAACGTAAGTTTCCTAAATACTATGGTAAAAAACATGGTGTACTAACAAACTCAGGCAGTAGTGCCAACTTATTAATGATGGTATCACTAACAAGTAAAAGAGGTCATAATTTTCCTAAAGGCACAAAAGTTTTGATGCCTATTGCAGGTTTCCCTACAACACTAAATCCAGCATTACAAGTAGGTTTTGAACCTGTATTTTGTGATATTGAATTAGAAACACTTAATTTAGATTTAGATCAGTGTGAAGAGATATTAAAAAATGATCCTGATATAAAAGTAATTACATTTGCTCATGTATTAGGTAACCCTCCTAACATGGACCAACTAATGGAATTAGTTGACAAATACAATCTAGTATTATTAGAAGACTGTTGTGATGCATTAGGCAGTACATACAAAGGAGAACCATTAGGAAAGTTTGGCGAAATGGCTAGTTGTAGTTTTTACCCAGCACACCATATGACAATGGGAGAAGGTGGATTTGTTGCATGTAATACAAATGAACAAGAAGTAATAACTAGAAGTTTTAGAGAATGGGGAAGAGGATGTTATTGCGTAGGCCCAGAAGCAAACAAACTAAAACATGGCACCTGTAAAAAACGTTTTAGTGATTGGATACCCACAATGCCTGATCAAAAATTTGACCATAAATTTGTTTATGACGAAATTGGTTACAATTTAAAACCTATAGATATCCAAAGTGCAATGGGCCTAGAGCAACTTAAAAAATTAGATACCATACATGCTCTTAGACGAAGAAATTATAAATTGCTTTTTGAAATATATGAAAAGTATGAAAAGTATTTTATGCTACCAAGACCTAGAGAGCATTCAGATCCTAGTTGGTTTGCATTTCCCTTAACAATAAGAAATGACGCACCATTTACTAGAACACAATATGTGGACTATCTAGAAGATAATAAAATACAAACTAGACCATATTTTGCAGGTAACATTATGTTACAACCAGCATACAGTCATTTAATGGACCCAGAAGATGCTAAAAATAATTTCCCTAATGCAACCTTTACACTTACAAATACTTTCTTTCATGGTACAAGTGCTGTAATTACACCAGAGCAAATAGCATGGATAAAGAAAGTTGCAGACGATTTTTTATCGCAATATGAAAACAGGATAGTATGAAGAACTATTTTGTGCAAACACTTTGTAAAGTAAACAAAGAAAATTACGACTCTAATCAGCAAGTGCCTATACACGAGCAAGACACTTATCCAATGTATCAAGAGTTGCAAAACTTATCTTATTCTACTTTTAATCATTTTTTAGAAGGAGAATGGGAGTATGTACTACTAGAGGAAGAAGTATCTCATGTATTTGAAGTATTCCAACAAAACTTTAGAAAGATATATGACCTATGGAATAATGAGCCATGTAATATTTTATTTACCGGTTTAGATACCACAATGATACAACCTACAGAAATATTTGGTAAGTACGATAAATTCACTATGTTTAACCATAGTGACCCAAAACGATCTCCTAATTTTGAGAATAATTTTAATTGTGATGTTAGATATTATCCTTCTACTATGGATAAAAAATGGATGGATTATACTATGGAAAAAATAGATAGTTTAAAAGTTTGGTCTGACGAACAAGACATTTATAACGACATGTTATGGGGACAAGGAATTAAAGTAGAAGAAGTACATGAACCCAAAATGGCATATCAAGGTCATATGATACCTAATCTAGAACAAAACATAGAAGCAGGTAACGAATGGAACGGCATTCATATAAACGATGCACATATAATACACTGGCATAGCAGTCGAGGTATTGCAAACAGAGTAAAATTATTTAATAGTGTATGCGAATGGTTAGAAGTTCCTATTAAAGATGTTTAATGATTTACTTACACATACCAAAGACAGGTGGAACTTCGTTAAGGAATTCTTTTTATCTTTCAACTAGTCCTGTACCTTTTACAATAGCACCAAGTCATATAATTACTTTATATAATATAGAAACTTTCTGTGTCTTTTCTATAAGAGACCCTTTAGAAAGATTTTGCAGTGGATATTGGGAAAGATATACAAATAGTAGAAGACGTCAAATGAATAAAAACGTAAACATTTTATTTCAAGGCGGGGGTTATACAAACTTAACAAAACCAGAACAAAATATTTTTAATGATTTTCCTACACCTAATCATTTTATATCAGGTTTAAGGGAAGGAACATTTGATAATAACAGACACAATTTTGGAGATACTGGTTTAAATTTATTATTGTCTCCATTAACATTTTGGTTAGGAAATTTAGAAGATTATCAGAAGCATGAAAGCAAAGTAAAAGAAGTTTTTGAGTTGACTAGTCTCACAAACATAATGCAATCACGTGGAATAAATTTACCTTCAGATCCATTTCTAAGTCGAAGCAGAAAGCAATTTAAAGATATAAATCAATCGTATAAAGTTTCTGAAGACAATAAGAAATGGTTTATAGAAAACCTTCGTGCTGAAGACTATAAACTTATAGACTATATAAGGAATCAGTCATACTACATTCCTTAATGTTTAATGCTTGGTGGCCACCTTACATATCTGTTGAACAGTCATTTTGCAGTTCTCCTGCTCTATCTAGCCTATCCTAAGAGGGAGGCGATGTTTAATTACTGTTAGACTGAAATCTATTCTGCCCAACACATATATTTAACAAAAATTGTAAAAATATGCTCGAAACATAGAATTTCAGTAAATTTTGGTCAAAAAAAGGCCTGATTGCTCAGGCCTTTCACATTCTATGTCTATGTTACTTCTTGTTAAAGATATGGTATAGTACCCAAACGCCTACTAAGCCTAGTAAACCTTCGTTACTCAATCCATTCAAGATAGCCATGATATTAGGTACCACGTTCATATCTCCAAGGAAAGGTATAGCACCGCCAAATAGAATTTCTAAAACTATTCCAAGTGCAATAACACTGATACCGACATCTGTTAATTGTTTGGCCCATCCGCCAACACTTTTAAGAATATCCATATATCAACCTCCATGAACTGCTTAATTGCAAATTCAGATAATATTTAAGTGCCAGTAATCCATGACTTATATACTCTGTTATTGTTAAATACTGTTATTACTACATAAAAAACAGAGATAAAACACATGTTATTAGACAAACCAATAAAGAAAAACGATATAATTACACTAAAATTACTCACTGGCGAAGAGGTCATTGCACAATTTCAGGAAGAGGACGACAATAACATTGTTGTAAATAAAGCAAGTATAGTTGCGGCCAATCCACAAGGTGGACTTGGATTAGTTCCTTGGATGATGAGTTCAATGCCAGAAAAGATAAGCATAAATAAGAGTACAGTAGTTACATATGGCCAAACAGCAGATGCCATTGCAGACAAATTTATAGAAGCAACCACAAACATTACACTTGCCAAATAAACACACATATTTTTGATTGACATTTACCAATATTTTGTTATAATAATGGTAGTTATTTGAGAATAGTATGAAAAGTTTAATTTTATTATCATTACTATCAGTATCAATATTTGCGTCAGAAGTTAAAGCAGATATGGATATTGATTTATCTATGAGCAACGATTCTATTTGTTTAGCACTTAACATATATCATGAAGCAAGAAGCGAAAGAACAGCAGGTATGTGGGCAGTTGGCGATGTTACAATAAACAGAGTCAAACACGCCAGTTATCCAAATACAATTTGCGGAGTAGTGACTCAAGGTCCTACTAGAGAGAGTTGGAAAACTTTAAGATATTTAGACCTACCAGATGAACAACGAATTTTTTATCCTGTAAAAGGCAAATGCCAATTTAGTTGGTGGTGCGATGGTATAACAGACATTCCAACTGAAACAGATAGTTGGTACAGAGCATTAGACATTGCTACATTAATGATAGAAAATAACATTGGTT